TTACTGATGAGCTTAGAGAGAAATGTAAAAGCATAAACGCTCTTAAAATAAAAGATGCCTAAAAATATAATTGTGGTTGGTTTTCATTTAAAACTCTGAATTCATAATAACATTGTCTAACAACTGAATGCTTCCACCCAACAGACCAAATGCCAACTTGTCCCAGACTACCCAATCCCCAAAAATGAATAAACAAACAAGTATATACTTTTCACTGTCTTTATTTTTTTAAACAGCCATTGGCATTTTTATGCTAGGGTAAGGGTTATAGTTTTCCAGAATAATGTCATTTGCTTTAAAATCATCAATAGATGCAACCTTTCTTGCAAATTTTAGTGTTGGGAACGGCCTGGGAGTTCGCGTAAGCTGCTCTGTGAGAGCATCCACGTGGTTCACATAAACGTGGGCATCTCCTAAAGTGTGAATAAATTCTCCAGGGACTAAATCAGTAACATGGGCGATCATACAAGTTAAGAGAGAATAGCTAGCAATGTTAAAAGGCACCCCTAGTCCCATATCAGCTGATCTTTGATATAACTGACAGGAAAGCTTTCCATCACAAACATAAAACTGACTCAATACATGGCAAGGGGGCAAAGCCATCTTTGGAACATCTAAGACATTCCAAGCACACATCAACATTCTTCTATCGGTTGGGTTTGTGTGTATGGTATTAATTATCTGCTTTAATTGATCAACGCCTTCTCCACCATAATTGTGCTTAAGACCTTGATATTCTGCTCCAAAATGTCTCCATTGGAATCCATAGACGGGTCCAAGGTCTCCTTCTTCTCTATCAAACAAGCCAAGCTTATCTAAATAGGATCTAGATCCATTTGCATCCCAAATGTGCACACCAGATGCTGCAAGCTCCTTGCTGTCAGTAGATCCTCTGATAAACCACAACAATTCTTCCACAACACCTCTCCAAAATACTCTCTTAGTTGTTAAGAGAGGAAAATCCTTTTCTAAGCTGTATCTAGACTGCATTCCAAAAACACTCAATGTTCCAACTCCTGTTCTGTCATGTTTAAAATTCCCACAATTTAGAATGTGCTTGACCTGAGAGAGGTACTGGTGCTCTGCATGCAGCTCCTCCATTTCTGAACAACTCGTGTGTCTAGTTGTCTTAATGATATTTATAAGCTATCTGGAAACTACCATGTTAACATACCTAGAGCGTCGTGTACAATTTTGGGATTTTTTTTTGTTTGTAATGTACTGCTTAAAACTGAAATTGTTCCGCACAATAAAATTAGATAATTAGCCTTTTATCTGTAATTAAAAAATAAAAGTTAGAGCTTAAGGGCAACGTGGCGCACAAAATTAGATTCTAATTTTTAAACTATGTCAAGGATAATTTACCTAGTACAGACATGATTGATTTAACAAATATAGAGCAAGAAAGCATTTTTCTGTAAATTAAAAACCACTGGCAAGCATGAGATCCACCTCGATAAAATTCTGGATCTAGAAACTATGAAAATGGTGCTAGCAAAAAAATAGAGGTGAAAAATTATAAAAACATTGCAGGCTAAAAAATTAAATCACAAATAAAAACCAACCAAATAAAAGGGTAAACATAACACAAAGGATCCATGTTAGCCTTTTGGTTGTGGGGGCTAAACATGTGTAATTTTAAAACATCCTATAAATTTTTACACACAAAAAAATAAATATTAATTATTTTGCTGCCTAATTAAATCATATCATTTACAAATCTAAATAATATAAAATAGTTCCTAAAAACAATTAAATTTTCATCTCAAGTTAACAGCATAAATATTTCACAGCTAAAATAAAACATCAGTTATACAAATAAAATTTTCATAAATTAGGCCACACCATAAATATTCTCAAATTAATGTTCATATCCCATGTAAATATTTCTCATTTTAAAATATATTTTTTTCACAAATTACTTAAATGTCCATATCTAAAATTTTAAAATATTTCACAACACAATTAAATATCATCAATTAATTCACATCACAATAAAATATTCTAAATTATTAATTTTCAGGCTTCCCAATTAATGCCCATGTAAATTTTTGTGTAATTTCTTAAAGCAGTGCTCATTTTCACAAAAATTAATTAAATACATTTTCCCAAATAATAATATTTGCAACACAATTAATGTCCTACTAAATTTTCCAATTTTTTTCAGCCAGCATTTCAAATGTGCTTAAAGCTTTCCAAATGTCAAAATCCATCACGCTGTATTTTCACATCACAAGATCCAGCAGGCACAACCTGCTCCGTGGGGCGTCACTGCGCAAGTGAGCCAGGAGCCTCTGGGGCACGCGCCTATATACACTAAAAAATCAAGCATAAAAGTTGTTTTAGTACACAAAAAAATACAGTCAGTGACTTCTCTGCCTCTAAAAAATAAGCATTACTAAAGAGTGCTCTATTTCTTGAAAAATCCCAAACAGATGAGTCATGTGCTGTTCTATACCGATATATCGGTAAAGAAAAACAAATACCGCACCTCTACGCCGAAAACAGGTACAGGTAAAGTTGGGCAGATTAAGAAAATTAATAAACTAGATTTTTCGGTGCCGAATTTTCGGTACC